GTCTATTCGGCGGTGCTGATCTTCTCGCCGGTCCAGCAGCAGGACCCGGCCTACAAGAAGATGCAGGACGCCTGCATTGCCGTCGCCAAGGAAGAGTGGGGCGACAAGGTCAACCTCAAGGAACTGAAATTACCGTTCCGGGATGCCGGTGAGAAAGAGGGCTCGTGGGCCGGCTTCGAACGCGGCCACATGTTCATTAGCCCCTGGACGAAAACTAAGCCGGGCATCGTCAACGCCCAGCGCCAGGAAATCCTGCTGCCTGAAGAGGTCTGGGGCGGCCAGTTGGTGCGCATGAACCTGACCCCCTATGCCTGGATCAACTCGGGCCGCAAGGGTGTCAGCTTCGCGCTCAATCATGTGCAGGTCGTCCGCACCGACACGCCGCGCCTCGATGGCCGGGGCTCTGCCACGACCGTCTTTGACGACGGTGTGGTTTCGGAGGAAGATACCGCCGACCCATTCTGATCCGAAATAGGGGAGCGATATCGAGGGCAATCCGCTAGGTCCGACAACGGCAAGCCGCCTCCCTCTCCCCAGCGCCTCACGGGTGGCGTGTTCATATAGGGTCAAGGTGGCACGGCGAGGGAAGTGCATACTCACATTCAGCAATCATCAGAGTAAAGCGGCCCCCGGATGTCACTGCCGGGGGCCGTCCCATTTCAGGAGAAACGCACCATGGAAATGACCGATAAGCTCTTACAAGAACGCATTCACGACCTTGAGTTCCGGATAGCCACCCTGGAACAGGCGGTGCTGATGATGGCCGGGGTGCCCCGTGCCGAGGCCAAAGAAGCCATAGACACCTATCAGAAGCTTTGGGCCAGCGGCCTCTATAACAGCAAGGACATTACCCAATGAACGATGAAAACCTGACCGCCGATATCAACAAAGCCATCGAGCGTGACCTCAGGGTGCCGCCCCGTACCGGGAACGGTGCCGTGGTCAAGAATGACGCCACCCACCGGGAGCGGATCGACATGCTGATTGCCGAGGTGCAGATGACCTTGCGCATTCTGGAGGAAGCCAAGAAGCGGCTCTAAGGATTGCCCATCCCTGGCTGTCGTCCTTGGGGGCGGCTTGGGCTGGGCTTGCTGCTTGGCCGCCCTGGCAGGTCGGGTGGCTTGAAGTTTGGCCGGTCTGGCCGGTCTGGCGGCTTGAAGCCAAAGACAATCCGCTCGATTGCCCGCTGCCGCAGTGTGTCACGGATTTCGCCGCGCAGCTTGGCTAAGGTTGCGGGGTCAATCGTCGGCTTGGTCGGCGGTGTCGGCAGCGGCGGAGACGGTTGGCCGGGACGGCTGTCACCGCCGCCGGGGTTGCCAGGGCTGCCGCTGGCGGGGCTCCCAGGGCTCTCACCGCCACTTCCAGCACCAGTCCCCCCTGTCGGTCCACCCGGATGTGACGGACCTCCACCAGCAGCGGCGGGTCCGCCTCCCGTAGGCCCGGCAGCGCCAGATGGGTTGCTCCCTGCTGGTGATCCGGCATTGGGGCTCCCGGTGTAGTTGGCGGCGACGTTGCGGGGATTGGCGAAGTGGGACTGGCACTCGGGCGCGGCCAGCCGGACCTGACGCAGCACCCGGCATTGGTCGTCATTGAACTGGATGCCGTGCGTCGCTGCGAACAGCATTAACCATTTCATGGCGGCTGCGCCCTCAGCAGGCTATCGGCGATCCGCTTCAGTGCTTCGCAGTGCGCCGCGATCTCGGTGTCGCTGGGCTTGGTCGACATCGCTACGGCGATATACCAGCGGGCGCTGCCGTGAAAGGCAAAGCCGGTGCTGACCGACCACATGTCGGGGCCGGCACGCTCCTTGACCTCGCGCATGGTGCAGCCAGAGATTTGGTTGGGGTATTCGCGGTAGCTCGACATCAGCCGATCCATCACCACTGGGTCGGTGAGCATTTTGTAGGCGAGAAAGGCGGGGATGGCGATGACTACCAGCAAAGCGATGGTCAGCACGTTGGCCAGGGAAAGACTTCGCACCACCGAAGCAGCGGCGGCCAGCTTGCCTTCACTGGGTGGTGGTTCGGTCAATCAAGTCACGACCAGCCAGTAGAGCAGGGCGAAAGCCGACCACAGGACGATGGACACCAGCACCGCCGCCAGGGCTCCTTCCCAGAACTCAGGGCTCATTACGTCGAGGGCTCTTCGTAGGGCTCCACCGTGTTGCCTTCTTCGACAAACCTGAGCCAGTCGCCGACTTGGCAGTCCTCGCCCGGCACCCACCATTCGATGCCGTTCTCGTCGACGCAGACGATCATCTGCGGGGTGCCCGGCATGTTCTCGTTGGGCGGCGGGCCGTATTTGCAAGAGACGTAAGCCATCACATCCTCGCATTGGCGGCGGCGACGGTCTGGAAATAGCCGACCCCAGTCGCATTCGCCACTCGGTTTTCGCTGATCCCGCCGCCTAGGAAATTGAACATTACGAAAGCCCCTGGCGTCGCTGGGAAACCGCCGTTGCCGACATTGATGGCGTTGCCCACAGCTGGCCCTGCGCGCATCTGACAAATCACCTTGCCGATGCCGAGATAGGCATTGGCGCTGGTGGTGCTGCCGTAGAACATGAACGCTACCCATTGCCAGTACCGTTGGCAGGCCAGCAACTCGGCGGCGTAGTCGGGCATCTGCCAGGGCGGCGGCAGGCCGGTTGCCTGCCGGTCGAGGTAGAGCCCGACATCGAAAATTTCGAAGACGCTGCCGTTGGTCGCCGCGCCATTGGTGTTGGCGGAAGTGCCGTATAGACCCCCCGCCTGCCAGCCGGGCACGCCAATATAATTGCTGCCGCAAGCCAGCGTGATGTCCAAAATCATTCCCCGGCCTGTTCCCGTGGGCCATGTCCCGGTGGTGTCTCCGGGGATGACGAAAACCTGTTCCGTGTCGGTGTTGGCTTGCCCCGCCGAAATCGTGAAATTGACGATGTAGGAGCGTGCGCCAGCATCATTCAGCAGGCTGGTGGAGTAGGTTCCGGCTGGGCCTTTGAAGCCAAAACGAAGAACGACCTGTCGGGCCGCTGCCGTCCCCCATTTGAAATCGGCGATCCGAATGCCTTCGATATCCTGCTTCCAAAGAAGAAAATCGGTTGCCGCCAAAGAAACGTCGCCCGCAGTGATGGTCATACGAAGGCGATCTTGGCTGCCATTGGGGGTAAGAACCTGTACACGCTGGCCCGTAAATGTGCCGGTCACCGTGAAAGTACTTTGCCATTGGTCGGCATAATAATTGTTACTGCCTGTCCCCGCCGTGTTGCCGATCTCCTGCGAGATCTGCATCGCCCCATTGACGACGCGGTTGCGCGCCTCGGCGGTCGGCACCAGCCCGGCGCCGTTCTGCAGCCAGACGCCGCCCTGGTAGATGTAACCGCCGTAGATCTGGCCATCGACGGGGTTGGAGGGGAAGTCGAACATCAGGGAGCTTCCTCCGGCATCGCCGGGTCTTTCGGCTCTGGCGGTGGCGTCCAGTCGGTGCCGTCATAGGTGTAGCCGGGGCCGACCTCGTCGGGGCAGTGGATCAGCTCGTCGGGCGCGTAAATCGCTTTGAAGTCGTCGAGCTGATCGAGGCCAACAAGGATGACGTTGACGACGGTGCCGTCGTGGATTTGTGCCGCGCGCATTAGCGGTACTCCGTGATGACAACGACGCCTTGAGCACCAGCGCCGCCAGAGCCGTTGGCATTGTTGACGGTCCAGCAGCCTGATCCACCCGCGCCCCAAGCCGTGGCGACAGCGCCACCGCTTCCGCTGCTTGATGTGGTGAGAACCACCGCGCCAGCCGTGGCGCCGCCGCCAAACTGGCTGGCGCCGCCAGTGCCGGCGAACGCGGCAGCCGCGCTCGCGACAGCGCCGGAGATCGCACCAACCGAGTAGCCGACGCCGCCCTGGCCGCCCGCCATGTTGAGGTCACCACCTGTCGCCGCGCCACCGGCACCACCAGCGCGAATGACGATCTGCGATGACTGGGTGCCATTGACGCCGGCCGCGCCGCCGTTGCCGGTCAGCGTGTTGACGGTATCGGCATAGCTGCTGTTGCCGCCACCTCCGGAGGTGCCGGCAGCGCCGACGACGATAGTCTTGGTCGCGGCGCGGATCGCGTCGGTGATCTGGATCAGCTTCTTGGTGTAGCCGCCGGCACCGCCGCCCGATCCGGCAGCGCCGTTACCAGCGGTCACCGTGCCGGCTGTCGCGCCGCCGGCAGCGCCGCCACCAACCACCTCGGCATCGGCGTAGAGTGTCGTCGGATCATACTGAAACGTCGTCGATGACGCGGTAATCAGGGTGCGCTTGAACGGCGAACCGGGTGTCGGTTTAGAAGAGACGTTGAATTGGACCCATTGCCGAGAGGTCCCATCATCGAACCAGAGAAACGCGTTGCCGGTGTCGCTCTCCCACCAAAGCTGCCCGGGGATCGGATTGGCTGGCGCGGTGTCGGAGATCGACATCACTGGCGGTGTCGACGGGATCGTCCAGGCGCCGTTGGTGAACTTGTACAGCGGCCCGCCTGCCGGCTGGAACAGGGCTCCTTCAGCGGGGGAGGCAGGGAAGTCGAAGGCCATCCTCACATCCTCGCGTTGAGCGTCACCCGCTCATCGAGCGTGTAGTAATCACCGGCTCCCGCCGCATTCACATCGGCACGGGCGTGACGATTGCCGAATGCCGATACGGCAGTCGTGCAATTGGCGCGACTTCCGCCGGGAGTAAGCGCCATGGCTGGCGTAATTCTCATCGCCGCCGGGAAGGTAACGACGGAAGTGGAATAGGGGTTGTAGGTGCCGTTGCCACGGCCAACGAAGTAGGCAACGGCCCAGTACCGTTGGCAGGCTGCCAATTCGGCAGCGAAGTCCGGTATCTGCCACGGAGGCGCTGCACCGGTGTTGTTGGGATCGAGATGAAGCCCGACTTCGCTCAAGAAAACACTGTTCGGCACCGCCACGTTATTGGTGATGCCGGTCAGGCCGCGCGGCGCGCCGGCCTGCCAGCCCGACGTGGCCGAGGTAGCGGTTGAGCCAACCCCAAGCGTGATGCCGAATACCAGGGCCAGCGTGTTGTCGGTCGGCCAAGTGCCGGTGGTGTCGCCGGGGATGGCCAGCACGAACTCCTGCGGGACATTGTTGGCGGCCACCACGACATTCTTGAGATAAGTCCGGTTGTTCGCCCCATTGCAGAGCCAAACCGTGTAGGTGCCGGCGGGAGCGTCCAAGGCAAAACGGATCACAATCGGCTTGGCCTGCGCGGTCCCCCATAGGAAGTCAGCAATCCGCGCGCCCTCGATCAATTGGTAGACCGTGGCAATATCGCCAGCGGCCAGGGCCGGCTTTGCGGTGGCGATCTGCGCCGCATAAACTTTGCCGCTGCCGCGCGGCGTGGCGCGCGACTGCCGCATAAAGCCTATACTCAGTGGCGCGCTGTTATAATTTTCGCTCCACTGATCGAGCGGATAGGCAGCCCCCGTGGTCGTCCCAGTGTCGCCAAACTCCTGGGCGTGCTGCATCGCCCCATTGATGATGCGGTTATAACGTTCGGCGGTGCCCGGCGCTTTGATCCAAGAGCCGTCTTTTCTAAGGTAAAGCTGGCCATCGATGGGCGCGTCGGTGGCAATCGCCGGTGCTTGCGAACCGGCATTGACCTGTACCCACTGCCCCGGTGGGCCAGAGGGATCGACGTAGAAGATGAAGGTGGCTCCGCTGTCGCTCTCAAACCAGAGCTGACCGTTCTTGGGGCTCGATGGTGCCGTATCCGAAATGATCGCCCCACCGACGATAGTAGAGAGGGCAGTCTGCACGAACGCGGTGGTAGCGAGGCTGGTGTCGTTGTCGCCGGCTGTCGGCGTCGGAGCCCTGGGGTCCCCGGTGAAGGTGGGGCTCGCGATGTTGGCCTTGAGGCTGATGTTGGCCTGCAGGGCGGTGTCGGCGTTCTGACGGTCGGTGACCTCCTGCGCCAGGACGTTGTCTTGGCTGGTCTGCTTAGCGTCAAGGCCGGTGACCCCCGACGATGGGATCGGCAGCGTCGGCGGGAACGTCGACGGCTTGCCGGTCAGTGAGTTCCAGTCGGTGACCGGGGTTTGCCAATTGGTGGCGTAGTCGGTGGCGCTGACCTTGGTCAGAACCTGACCGGTGGAGCCCCCTGCGGCCAAGCCGGGGCCAGCCGGCCCGGTTGGCCCCGGAGCCCCAGTCGCCCCCTGCGGCCCGGGCAAGCCCGGGTCGCCTTTCGGCCCCGGCACGGTGCTGTCGGCGCCCTTGGGGCCAGCGGGGCCGGGCGGCCCGGGGATGTTCTTGACCGGCTCCGAAGTGTTGACCTCGACCAGCCCGACATGGGCGGGTGTCGCCGAGGCGGGCGATACCGGCTGGCGGACGGTGTAGACGACATCGCCCTCGATTTTCTGGCCAGTCGAAACGTCTATTCTGGGCATCCTAGCCTCGCGTGAAGACGAACGATTGGACGCCAGTCTCAGGGCTCTGGGTGGCCGGGTCGACGACGTACTGGAAGTAAGTGAGCCCTTCGCTGGGGCTGGCGGCCACCACGGTCCACGTCGTCCCGGCGGGCGCGGGGGTCGGTGGGTCGTCTCTCGGCAACCTCAGCGTCTCGGGCAGCGGGTCGGGTGGCCCCGGCTCCGGCGGCGGCGGGATCGGCGTCAGCAGGGTGATGGTCGAGCCGGCCGCCAGTCGCGACAGATAGATGCTCTGGTCGACGCCATCATTGTCGAACATCGACACCCGCAACAGGTCAGGGGCATTGTCGCAATGGATGACCTCGCCCGAGGCCGGCGCCACCAAGGTCGCCTGCTTGACGTAGAGGTAGGGCTCGGTGATCGTGGTGAACACTGGCAGGGGGGTGCCGGTGACAAGCCCCTCGCCCTGAACCAGTGTCGTCAGGCCACCGCTCTCGGTGACCGACAGCGACCACCACGCCTTGGCCGGCAGGCTGGCGACCTGCCCCTCGGTCAGGGTCAGTCTGACGACGTTGCGGTCGATCTTCTCGGCGGCGAAGGCCGCCAGCACGGTGCCGCCCATCTGGGTCCAGACGTAAGCCGTGACCGGCGGCGGCAGCACATCGTAGGGGGTGGCCTTGTTGACATCGTGCCACAGGGCGACATCGACGGAAGCGCCGAGGCCGTAGGCGATGGTAATGTCGACAACGTCGATCAAATCCATCGGGATAACGCCCAGAGCCTCCGTCTCGTAGACCGAGGCGGAGCCCCGCGCGATCAGCCGGGGCTCGCCTTCGACGGTGCCGATGATCTGCACATTGTAGCCATTCGGGTCCCTGATATCGCCGGCCGGGATATAGGCTTGGGCGCGGCCATTGATCACGTCGATGGCCGGCAGGATGTAAGCCTTGACCGAGCCCGTGGTCCGCTCGATCAAATAGAGCTGCGCGCCGAAGTCGGTGTTGTAGGGGGCGCCGTTCTGACGCAGGTATTCGACCTCGACGATGTTCTCCAGGCCGCTGCGGAACTTCATCGAGATCGGTGCCGGCTCGACCGGATTGAGCACCAGGGTGCGGTGGATGCTGCTCATGCCGCTTTGGCCTCCAGAGCCTCGATCCGTGCCTGGGCTTCCTGCAGAGCCTTGGTCAGCGCGGCGATAACGACCATCAGGTTGGGCACCTGCAAGGCGTTCTTCACGTCCTTGTCGAAGCTCGCCGCATGATGGGTCAGCTTGTCCTGCAGCTCGTGTGCGACGAAGCCCCAACGCTCCTCGTCATCGTCCTCGTCACCCTTGATGTCGGTTCGCGCCTTGTACTGATACTTGATCGGATGCAGGGCCTTGACCCGGTCCCACATCGACGGCAGCTCCTCAATGTTGCGCTTGGTCCGATAGTCACTGACCATCTGGATGGCGCCGACATTGGTGTTGTCGACGAGGCAATAGACGTAGCCGCTGGCGTAGATGAAGTTGTGCCAGTTACCGGTGTAGCCGCCATAGATGCCGTTTTTGCCATAGAACCCTATGCCCAACATGCAGCCGTAGGTGGTTGGGCTGTCGATGGTGAAGTGGCTGTTGACGTGGAAATAGCCGTCCGTGTGGGCGTAGGCTTGGTAGGTGCCATTGTCGGGGCCGTAGGGCCGCAGGATCACCGGGCCGCCTTGCGCCGCCAGGATGGCGACCCCCTGGTTGCCTCGGAAGGTGCCGGTGGTCGAGTAAATGTCGCCCCAGAACTGAGCGTAGTTGGGGCTGCGGATCAGGGCGAAGGACGGGGTCAGATTGGCCCCGGTGTTGTCGGCATTGTACATGTAGAAATCGGAGCCGACGCGGCTGCCGCTTTCCACCGTGGCGTTGCCGAGGTCCATGCGCCAGCGGGTGGCGTTGCCGACCCGACCGTAGATGTAGGTGCCGAAGCTGCCGGTACCGTTCTTCTTCTGCAGGAACAGCGACGAGCTGCCGCCGCCGACACCACCGGCAGCGGCGCTGTTGTCGTGCAGGATGTAGTCCTGAGTGACCGTCAGGAACGGGTTCATGGTGGCGATCTGGTTGGGCTGCACCGTCGCCACGTCATTGGACAGCAGGTTGAACCCGCCGTTCACCAGCGACATCACGGTGCCGATGCCGGCGGCATTGGTGCGCCAATCGGTGCCGTCGAACGACAGATTGTGGGTGTAGTAGCCGGAGTTGTTGCCGATGATGCCGCCGCCGTCGATGGTGACGACCTCGGCTCCGGTGCCGTCCGCCGTGCCGGTGGCGGCGATGTGGCCGCGCCACTTGCCGGTTTCGGCCGGCTTGGCCACCCACGACATGTTGGCGTTGGCCCAGGCCAGCCCGGTGGTCCCGGTGGTGGCGGCAAAGTAGATGATGCCGTTGGGGTAGTTCGCCCCGGTGACGGTCAGCCCGGTGGTGAAGCTTTTGAGGTTGTCGACGTAGTTCTTGGTCGCGGCATCGGTGGGGTCCGAGGGCTCTCCGAGGTTGGTGATCTTCTTCTGATTGAGCGGCAGATTGGCGGTCGGCTGGGTCCTGCCATCCTTGGTGATGACATTGCTGAGCCCGGCGGCGAGATTGTCGTCCTCGTCGTCGTGACGCTTGGCCAGCATCTTGATCTTGGCGGCGGCGTCGGACTGCCAGTTGTGTATCCGATTGAACGTGCCGTTGCTGTCGAAGGGCAAATCAGCCTCCTATTCTGTCATGCTCATCGGCTGACCCGCTTCCCGAAGGGCTGTGGTAGCCGGTCACCCTCGGTGCCCTGCACGACCGTTTTGGCCAGAAAGTCACGCATCCGGTCGACGGTAACCTTGTCGGTCTTCAACCGGCCCTGGCTGTCGAGGATCAGCTTTTGCAGGTCTTCGTAGTGCTTCGGGCTCACGTCGCCGACCGCGCCCATGCCTTTGAGCAGCGGGGCAGCGATATTGAGCGGGCCAGTCCACAGCTTGCCCCAACCGCCGCCGCCTTCGGCCATGGAGCCCAAGGTCTGGAGCCCTTTCTGCACGATGTTGGGGCTCTGCGGCTGCGGGTTGGCAAGCTTGGTGGCCAGCACCTTCTCTTGGTGCGGCCAGTTGGGGCGCGGCTGGTTGGGGCTGAAGGTCTTCTCTTCCAAGGTCAGCGGCCGGTCCATGTCGTCGAGCAACTTCTGGAAGCCAGCAGGGCCTTTGGCCTGCGCCAGTTCCGCCTGCTTCATCCGTTCGTTGCGGGCGACGGTGTCCTTGCCGACCTTGCTGCGCTTCTTGGCGTTGGCAGCGGCGTCGGCCAGTTCCTCTGGCGTCGAGTAGGGCGCCTTGCCACCGCGCAGGGCATTCCAGCCCTTGCCGAGCCACTCGCCAGCCTTGGCCGCACCAGAGCCCAGCAGCGCACCCTTGCTGGCCTCATAGGCGATGTTGCCGGCGTCCTTCATCGACGGCACCCAGTTGGGCTGATGGCCGTAGGCGTTCAGGGCTCCCTCGCCGGCCCCGGCCGCGCCGCCCACCAGGGCGGAACCGACCCGGTAGGGCGAGGTCGCGATGGCGGTGATGATATCCGCCGGAGCCTCCAGATAACCGGGGGTCCGATCCCGTGCCTGCTGCACCCGCTGCTGCTCGTCGGCCCCGTAAAGCTTGCTGCCCAGACCCCGGAACGCCGTGTCCCCGGAGATATCGGTGACATCATTGACCGTCTGCGCGGCATTGGTGGCCCATTCCGGCAGGTAGTCGGCCAGACCGCCCTTGCCCTTCTGGGTGAAGAAGCCCTCCGCTGCGGGCGCGGCCGGTGCGGCAGACGCGGCCGGAGCCTGCTTCAGCATGTCGAGAGTGACACCCTGTTCGGCGAGGTAGCCGTCGATGTCGGCGTCAGGGGCCCCCTGATCCATCATCCTCTTAATGTTGCGCTTGATCTTGGCGATGTCGGCGGCCATGCCTCAATCCTCCAGACTGTATTTCTTCTTGCGGGCTGCCGCTGCCGCCGCCGGATCACCGCCCGTACCAGTGCCAGTCCCAGTGCCGGTGCCGCTGCCGCCCGTGTCTGCTTTCTGCCACTCCGTCAGCGTCTCAACGAGCTTCTGATAGGCCGGGGATGGCGTGTATCCAGCGGTCGTCCCGGCGGGTTTGCTGGGGCTCTCGCTGTCGTAGTATTTGATCCGGTCCTCCATCGATGCCGACAGCTCTTTGATTTGCCCGAGCAGGACCTTGGCGCGGCGGATGTTCTCGCCCTCTTCAAGGTCTTCGTTGAACATCCGGCTCATCAGGCCGCTGCTTTCGAGGGCCGTGAACTGGCTGCCGAGCACTGCCTTGAGCGACGACTGGATGGCGGTCTGCACAGCCTCCTTGGCGATGGTGCCGTCCGGGTTGAAATACGCCTTGATTGGCCCGGGCACGAGCGACATGCCGGGAGCGGTCGCGCCGATAGGATCATTCTTGTGGGCCTCCAGCAGATCGATGGCCTGCTGGACGTTGCCGGAGTTGACCCGCGCCATGACCCGGCCAGTGGAGTTGTAGGCTGACATGTCCTTGGCGAATTCGGTATCCACTTGGATTTGGCCGGGGGTCATGGTCTTGGCCGGAGCCTGGATGTCGCGGGAGTTGATCGCCGTGATGTTGGCGTCCCGCTGCTTGAGGCTCTGCGGCGAGCCCGGCGTGCCGTAGGCGCCGCCAGCCTCGGCCGCGTACTCCTTGGCGACATCGGTTTCGCGCATCCGCTGCTCGTGGTCGAGCTTGTCCTGCGCTGCTTTGTCGGCAGCCTTTTGCTTCTCCAGATCGGCGGTAGCCCCGATCTGTTCGGTTTGCAGGCCGGCAGCCGCGTCCTCCCGCATGCCTTCCACGGTTCTCTGATTTGCAAGCGTGAGGTCGGTGCGGGTGTTCTCGCCCTCCTGGCCGCGCGCCGCGATGCCTTCGGTGGAGCCCCGCTGCTTGGCGTTCTCGCTCGCGGTGAGGGCGTTGCGCTCGGCCTCGATGCGCGCCCGCTCGTCGCGCTCGGCCTTGCTTTCGCCGGCCTTGAAGCCCTGCTCGTCTTCACGGTTCTGGATGGTCAGCATCCGCTCGACGAGGAACTTCTGCTGCTCCGGGTCGAGCATCCCGATCTGCGCCAGGGTGTTGGGGTCGATGTGCTCGTAGTCGGTGATGCCGGCCTGCAGCTTGGCCAGTTCGTTGCGGCTGCGCGACACGTCGGCTTCCGCCCGGCCTTGCTGCATCTGCGAGCCGAGGGTGCCGAGCACCCCGGCAATGCCCTGCATCGGGTCGGCGACGACGGTCGGCTGCAGCGATTGGGTGGCGGCGTCCTGGGCGGCCTTGGCCCGCGCCTCCAGGGCTTTGATGGTCATCGCCTTCTGCGGGTCGCGGTAGCCGGTCGAGGTCTGGAAGATGTTCGCCATCGCTTACGTCCACAGCTTTCCCGAGTTGAGCCGCGACAGAGCCATCGCCAGCCGCTGCCGCTGCGCATCGACCATCGTCGGGTCGGCAATCGAAGTCGGCTGAGCGAAGACCGGGGTGGAGACGGGCGCGGCGGCCCGCGCAATCGGCATCTGCTTGCTGGCGCCCGTGCCGCCGGCCATCGTCCCGAGGCTGCCGGCGAGATCGGCGATGCTGCCGGCCAGCGGGTCCTTTGGTGCCGCCGTAGCCGCAGGCGGAGCCCCGGCTACGGCGGTCCCTCCCCCGCCGGCAGGAGCGGGAATGTTCTCCTGCTGAACAGGGTAGGGCTCGCCCACCTTGAGCGGCTCGCCGAGGGCATTGAGGTACTTGGTGATGTAGCCCCGGCTGGTGGTACCGAGCGGGTCCTTCACGTCGGGGGCATCGGGCCGCCCGGTGAACCACATCGAGGCGGCACCCTCCTCGCCATGCTTGGCGACGAAGTCGCCGAATTTCTTGTCGAAGATGGCGTCCTGCAGCTTCGGGTCGCGCATGAACTCGTCGACGCTGACTTCACGACCCAGCACCTCCTTCGACCATGCTGGCAGGTTGGAGGCCATGATCTGGTAGCGGCCGAGCGCCTGATCGCCCTGGCGGTTGACCACCGGACCCCGGGCGCCGTAGTCGCCCGAGCCGGCGCTCTCGATGGAAGCGATGGCGGCGCGGCGCTGCTCCGGGGTGTAGTCGCGGCGCTCTTTGGGCATCGCCGGCCCTTGCTGGGGCGGGCCACGGAAGCCTTGGCCCCCAGCGGCAGGGATCGCCACGCCCTGGGCCGAGTTCTGAGCAACATCAGACCCCTGCTGGCCCCGGTACTGCATATGCCAGGGCTCGTAATCCATGGGGAAATAGAAGCCGTGCGCGGCGGCGTTGGCCTTGACCCAGTCGCGAGCCTGCTGGCTGACGAGGTCGAGCTTCTTGCCGCCGAGGCCGAAGCCGTAGAGGTCGACGGCGTCCCCGATGTTGTGGTGCGACTTGCCCGGCGCCGCCACCATTCTGCCCGATTTGTCGGAGGCGTCCCACAGCTCTTTCTGTCGTTGAGGACTGCGATAGGCCGAGTTCAGCGCCAGTTCGCGCTGCACCTCCGGCGGCGCCGCCTGATAGAAGGCGATCAGCGCCGCCTGCATGTCAGGCGTCATCCCGGTGATCGCGTCAGGCCGCGCCGCACCGCCCACCAATCGCCAGGGGAAAGCCGTCGCCATCAGTGGAGCCCCGTCCCCCGTGACCGTGAACTCGACGAAGAGTAGCCGGCACTGGCAGCCCGGCCACCGGCGGTGCCGCCGCCACCCTGGTTGTAATAGGTGCTGCTCGCCGGGGTCATCGCCCGGGCCAGCGCCGTACGGCCCACGGCGACCGGCGCGGTTGGCAGCACGCCCATCGCCGGCAGCGCCGGGCCACCGCCGCCGAGCCCGCTGGCGTTCCACTGAGTGGTCGGCACGCCCAAATGGCCGGAACCGGCGAAGTCGGTCGGCGCCTCGCTGACCGTCGTGCCGATGTCCATGCCGGCGGTGCCGGTGCCGGTCGCGGTCGGCGCCCGCCACGCCGCCAGATCGGCTTGGTATTTGGCGTTGGCCGCGTCCTGGGTCATGGTGTTGCCGCCGTAGGTGGCGTTGCCACCGCCGCCCGACGACTGGTAGCCATAGGCCGCTGCGTTGTTGCGGTTGCCGCCTTTGGATTTGCTGCCCATCGCGGCCTCCTACTTGCCTACGGCGCTCAGGCCGCCGCTGAACATGTTGCCGAAGGGGACCATCCCCAGGAGGCTCTTGGCGATGCCAAACAGCCCGGTTTGTTGGTTCTGGTAGTTGGCCATCTCCTGGCCGTACTTGGTCTGCATCGCCCCGGCGATGTCGAACGGGTTGACCTGGGAGCCCTGGAACGCCTGCCCCTGCGGCACCGTCGCCGGGGCGTTGCCGGCCAGCACCGACAGCTCGTTCAGGATCTGATTGCGCAGCCCGGTGCGCTCACCCCACTGCGACTGGCGCAGCGCGTTGGCCTGATCGGACCACGTGTTCTTGTTGAGCCAGCCCTGCTGGGTGATCTTGTTGGCCATCTCGGCCTTGGCCCGGGCTTCGCCGCTCTCGGCACGGCTCTCCTCGCCGGAGGTCAGGAACGCCTGCCGGCCGGCTTCGCCGAGCACGTCGCCGCGCGCTTGGTCGGTGGCGTAGCCCATCTTCGAGCCCGGAGCCCCCATGCCGCGCGCCGCCAGTTGGGCGTTCTCCTTGTCCCACTGCGGTTCAAGACCTCGTCGCGTCGACGCCATGATGGCGTCCTCGATGGCTTTACGGTCGGTGCCCTGGTAGTTGGCCTGGGCCAGTTCGGGAGCCTTCTCGTATTGCGACCAGTCGACCATGCCCTCGGTGTTGATCGGTCGGCCGAGGATGTCCTTGGCCATCCCCAATTGCTGGTTGGCGAGCTTGCCGAAGCCCAGTTTGGCGTTGTTCTCCTGATCGAAAATGGCCTGCTGTGCGGGGCTGAGAGTGGTCGTCTGGTTCCATTGCGTCCCGTAGCCGGTGATGTTGCCCTTCTGGTCGTAGATCGGGATTTTAGTCCCGGGTGAGGAGGTGACGTTGCCGTAGGGCGTGTACTGGTTAGCGTTCGAGCCAATCGTATTGTACTGGCTCGTCCAGACGTTCTCCTGGCGCTGCGCGTCGGCCTGCTTGTAGGGATCGGGAGCCTTCGGTTTGGAGCCCATTACTGCATCCTTTGCGCCATGCCGTGGGTCGCCTGCACGACCCGGTAGCGGAAGGGTCCGCCCTGCAAATACGGGCAATCCTCCGGCAGGAGCCCCCAAACCTGGGCGTCGTTGGTGCCGTCATAACCGCGCCGCATGTAGCCTTCCGGCTTGAAGCCCATCCGCCAGACCTGCCGGATGGCGTTCTGATTGCGCGGATCGATCAGCGCAGTAATTCGGGCAGCACGCTGGAACACCGTCCGATAGAGCGCGGTGATCAGTTGCCGCGAGAGCCCCCTCGGGTCGGCCACCGCCAGGGTGAAGTGAGCGTCATGCGGGCTCTTGAACTCGAAGGTGATGACGATGACCGGCACGTTGCCGTCATAGACCGCACAGCAGAACCACAGGTCGGTGTTGGCGAAGTCGGTGGTGGCGAAGTTGTTGTCGGTCGCCCACGCCAGGAAGGCTTGCGCCTCTGGCCGCAGCGGCTCGAAGGTGACCCGGTAGTGCGCCCTCATCCGAAGACACTCCCCGGATCGTAGAGCACGTCCCAGCCGAGGATCGAGAACGAGCAGTTGAACACCCGCGCCGACATCCGCACCGCGCCGACCCGGCCGAAGGCGGCGACCCCGGTCCAGTTGGCCCAGTTCTTGCTGCCGTAGACCCAGTAGGTGTCGTTGGGTCCAGCATCGGGGTCCTCGGGCCACGGCGACACGTCCCAGGTGGCAGCGTCTGCGCTGGCTTCGGCGATGTCGGGGATGTTGATCGGCTTGGAGCTGTTGTAGTCGACTTGCATGTCGACGGCGTAGCGGATCGTGCCATCGGTCAGCACGTAGGGGACGATCATCTTGAAGTGCTTGAGGGCCGGGGTCTTGTACTGGCTCCAACCGGTCTGCACGTCGACGGTGATCGGGCTGCCGTCGTCGCTCTGGATCGACGGGTGCATGTGGTAGACGTTGCCAAGGTCATCGCCGAAATAGAGATACGGCTCGATCCAGCCCCAGCAGCGGGCCGGCACCCCTTCCCACTCGCCCCACGATGGCTTGGCCATCGCCCGCATCATCTGCTTGTACTTGCCGCCGCCGAGCGGGATGTTGCACATCGCCCGGCCGCTATTCGGGTTGAACTGCAGCTCCCAGCCGAAATTGTCGCGGTACTGGACGGCGTTGCGGTTGAAGCGGGTGCCGATGGTCTTGTCGCTGGCCTCCTGGCCCTCGCGGCCGGATTTCAGCACCGTCGACATCGGGATGAGGCCGTTGGGCGAGACGAAATACAGCTCGCCGCCGTAGTTCATGACGCACCATTTCGACATCGGCGCTTCCATGCGAAAGACGCCGACCAGCTTGAAGTCGTCCTCCGGGTCGACGCCGGAATAGATGGCGATCTCGCCGTTGGAGCTGAACACCACCAGACAGTCGTCCATGCCCATGCCGGCGTCGGTAGTCCACGTCGCCATCGCCTTGACCGAGCCGCCGCGTCGGAAGATGGCGTTCATCGGCAGGATGCCGAGGGTGCCGTAGCGTTGCTGCAAGGGCAGGTAATAGACGGCGAGGTTCTGTTCGTCGGCGAAGAACAGCCGGTTCATGTGGGCGACGACGATGGCGAGGTTCTGGGTCAGCAGCCACGTGTTGCCCTTCGGTGGCTTGACTGCCTCGCGAATGAAGGAGCCCTGGACGGTGACCCGCATGGTGCCGGTGGTCTGGTTGCCGCCCCAGCCGGTGGTGTCGACCCCGACCAGGGTAAATGTGTTGGGCGTGTCGTTGACGTGGGCGATGTTCTGCGGGCCGTTGGCGTTGGCGTGACTGGCATCGGCACCGGAGACGATCACCGCGTCGTTGTTCTTGAACTTGGCGATGTCGGCGGCGGCGACGGTGACGATGGCGTCGGTGGCCGGCGCCGTCGCCTTGGTCAGGCTGATGATGGTGATCGGCCCGACATCGGCCGCCGCCAGCCCGTCCCACGACCAGACGCCGTCCTGGCCGTTGACCATGACGGTGCGCTCGGTGTCGCCGAGGTCCGAATGGGTCGTCCAGTGCCAGTCGTTGGAAGTGAAGCCGGCTTTTCGGAGGAGCCCTGTGTCGGCCTCGTAGAGGGCGTTGTTGCTGGCCGCCAGGAGCCTCTGGGGCTCGCCGTAGTAAGGGACGAGGTGGTCGACCGACAGGCCGCCGGGCATGGTGGCGATCTTCTCGAAACCGGCGCGGCAGGTCAGTCGGTCGTCGTTGACATAGAGGTTGGTGAGGATCGACGCGTACTTCTGGTCGGTCGTCTCCTGGGTCGCGGCGTCGTCCATCAGTCCTTTGATCGGCGGCGACATGTGCACCAGCTTGGCGCGCTTCTTCTTAACCACCAGCGGCGTGTCGGGGGTGTTGAAGCGGTTGGCGAGCTGCCTCACAGCATCCGCCCTTCGTCCAGATCGAGGTCCAGCACCCGGTTGTTGGCCCGCACCGCCAGTTTGTTGAGCCGGGTGGTGAAGTCCCTCAGTTGCTCGCCGAATTCGAGCCCTTTGGCCTGTAAAAACTTGAACTTGAGCCCCGAAATGGCGACCCGGCTGTCGAATAGGAGCCGGTCGTCGTCGGCACCGGGACGGGTCAGGAACTTGCCGTTCTTGCTGATCAGCCAGTGGCCGTCCCCCAAGAGGTCCTGATAGTGCTCGTCGAGCAGCACGTCGTCGGCCACGGCGGAGAGCAGCGCGGTCAGTTGGGCCACGTCCTGATCGTCGGAACCGAGCGCCTGATCCAACGGCTTCTGCCGGATGCCGATCTCCATCGAGGGATCCGAGACGACTTGCAGGACGGAGATCAGCTCTGCCATCAGCCGGCGACTTTCGCTGCCTTGAGGGTTTCAATCAGGCTCTTCTGCGCCATGATGGTTTTTGAGGCTTCGTCGAGGCTCTCCTCCAGAGCCTTGATGCGGCC